GTACAGCAACAACGCACAAGTTTAATTTAGTTAACCCACAGGATACAGATGCTGCTTATAGATTATCATTCAGCACAGGGTGGACTCATAGTTCAACAGGGATGTTACCCAATGGTACTAATGCTTACGCAGATACTTTTTTAATACCATCATCTACTTTTAGTTCTGTAAATTCACAAGGATTTTCTTTTTATTCAAGAACATCATTAACTTTTGTAAATAGTCCTAATCATGGTGCTATACCTGCTACCACAAATGATAGAATGTATTTTGCACCACAAGCAACTTATTATCAAGTACAAGGTACAGAGAATGCTTCTTTTTGGGTTACATTCACAAATACAGATAGAAAGGGAATGTATACATCTGTAAGAACTTCAGCAACAAGCAGAAAGACTTACAAAAATGGTAATCTTGCAGGATCAAGTACAGGTAATGATACAGGTGGAGCATTAACATCTTTAAAGTTTTATATTGGTGCAGCAAATGGTCCATCATTAGGTTCAACATATACAAAGGATGAATTGGCATTTTCAGCTTTACATGATGGTCTTACTGATTTAGAATCACAGGTATTTAATCAAATAGTAGAAGGTTATCAGTTTACTTTGGGAAGAAATATTAATCCTTCTCAATCTTTCTATTACAACACAGCTTACAATAATGAGACTAATGCTTACCTTTATTCTACTCAGATAACTGACACAACTATACAAACAGCAACCAATACATTGGTTAATGACTTAAAGACAGCAGGAGTGTGGACTAAGATGAGAGCTGTATATCCAATAGTTGGTGGTACAGCAACAACGCACAAGTTTAATTTAGTTAACCCACAGGATACAGATGCTGCTTATAGATTATCATTCAGCACAGGGTGGACTCATAGTTCAACAGGGATGTTACCCAATGGTACAAGTGCTTTTGCAAATACTTTTTTAGCGACTTCAGTAATTGGATTAAATACGGGACATTTATCTTTTTATTCAAGAACAAATAGCTTGTCTGCTTCTTCTAAAGCATCAATGGGTAGTTTGAAATCAACTCCTAATAGTTATTCCGATTTAGGTTTTGGGTCTTTAAATCAGGATTATTTTAGGTGGAATAATAGTGGGACTTATGATAATATAGCAGCAACAAATACACTTGGCTTTTACAATGGTAGTAGAACAGCCGGTGGAACTATTAAACTATTCAAAAATGGAACAGCTATAATAAATGGTGTTGCTGCATCAAGTGCTACCTCTGCCATTAGTTTTTATATTTCCGCATCTAATAATAATGGAGTAACACAATTTTACGATAACAAAGAATGTGCCTTTGCTTCAATAGGCGATGGATTAAATGACACAGAAGCAGCTAACTTTTACACAGCAGTTCAAAATTTTCAAACAACTTTAAATAGACAAGTATGACACAGGGAAGAGTAGTAACAGACGAACAAGCAGCAGACCTTCAAGGAGTATTCTTTGATGCTGACACGTTCTTTAATTTTGTTCAGGACATTAACGATAAGTGGTTCCTAATTCTTTCTGAGCAGGATGAGATTGATATAGCTCCAACGGAGTATGCATATCTACTTGAGTTACCATTAGAACCATACGAACCTAAACCATCACCGCCAATACCATGAACTACATAATTGAAATAATTGGTGGGGTAATTATGGGGGTCATTGGTTTCTTCTTAAAAAGAACTATGGATCAGTTGGATAAAACAACTGTGCAGTGTTACAAGAACGAACACAACATTGATGTGTTGAGTAGGACATTTGAATTAAAGCACGATAATTTGGGTCAGCAGATGGAAAAGCTGTCAAACTCATTAGATAAATTAGCCGATAAAATTGACACGCTTCATGAGGCGGTGAATGAAATTAAATATAGGTAAATGGAATTAAAAGTAATCCGAAAGGAGTTTACTTCGAAGACCACAATAGGTGAACTATATATCAACGATGTATTCTTTTGTTATACATTAGAAGACGTTGATCGTGGCCTGACTCAGGACATGAGTAGGAAGGACATCGAAGCAAAAAAAGTTTATGGCAAGACAGCTATACCATACGGAAGGTACGAGGTTATTATGTCTTGGTCTAATAAGTTTAAGTGTATTATGCCGCTAGTGAATGGGGTTGTGGGATATATCGGAATTCGTATCCACAAAGGAAATACTGAAGTTGACACATTAGGTTGTCTGCTTGTTGGAATGAAGAAGGGTGTGGATAAAATAACTAACAGCACACAGGCATTTGACAGGCTGTATGCTATGCTTCAGGACGCTTGTTCTAAAGGCAAGGTTTGGATTACTTATGAAAAATGATAATAAAATAAAAAAAAAGATTGTAGAGGAATATTGCGAAAGACATCCATTGGTTGGTGACAGACCATTGGCAAGGATGATATACAATGATAATAAGCAGCAATATAAAGATTTAGAACAGGTTTATGAAATGATAAGGTATAAAAGAGGTCATAAGGGTAATAGAAATAGAAAGGATGTAAAGAATAAATCTTTCATTAAACCATTACAAACTGAATCTAAATATAAAACATTACCGAAAAGCTATACTGAATATCCGGAGAAATGGTATCTGCCAAAGGCATCAAAGAAGGTATTGGTATTATCTGACATTCACATTCCATATCACGATGTGGATGCTATTCACGCTGCATTGGAGTATGGTAAGCAGCAGGGCATTGATACAATATATCTGAATGGTGACATCGCTGATTTCTATATGATAAGTCAGCATCAAAAGGATGCAAGGTTCAGACCTACATTAAAGGAAGAACTTGAGATGTGCCAAGATTTCTTTGCTTATTTAAGGCAAGAGTTTCCAAAGGTTAATATCTATTTCAAGCCGGGCAACCATGAATATAGGTTAGAAAGATACTTAATACTCAAAGCACCTGAATTATTAGGATGTGAAGAATTTGAACTTGATATACTTCTCAAGTTAAGAGAATACGATATTTTATACCTGAAGCGCAGAACAAAAACTTATTTCGGACATCTGTTAGTTGAGCATGGGGACCGCATGAGGGGCATGGGTGGAATCAATCCTGCTCGAACCCTATTTACTAAATACAAGCGTCATGTATTGTGCGGACATTTTCACCGCAAATCAGAGCATTTAGAGAAGATATATGATGACAAGATTGTTAGCACATTTAGTACCGGATGCCTTTGCGAATTAGAACCTGAATACTTTGAAGTGAACAACCACGCACATGGTTTTTGTATTGTAGAAATGAGTGGCGATAACTTTAAGGTCAGAAACATTAGTATCGAAAATGGTAAAATCTACTAGTTTTGATAAATCCTTTCTATACACTTCGGTGCTACGGTAGGCATGAGATCCAAACCTATTACAAGGGCAAGGACAAGCTAGAGCTATTGCATGATGGTTGGAAGAGGTTCAACTATTGCTTTGATATTAACTACGCTGTTATTATTGATTACAGGGAGTATGTGTTGTTTGATGGCCCTGATGACACCGGGACTAGGTGTATAAAGGTTTCATTTCATGACTACAGCTATGTTTATGCTGCCTATTCCTTGGAGTCGTTTGAGAAGTGGTTAGAAGAAAATTACTTACCTTTGTATAATAATATAAATCAAAATGAAGAAAATAAATCCTGACTTTGCAACAACTATTCTAGGACTACTTGTTGCTGTTGCTAACGCTTGGCTGACCATTGATTGGGACAACTTTGAATGGACACCAAATAACTGCATGAAAATCGGAATTTCAGCGATTATCGCTATGGGAGGTTACATGACAACAATTAAAACAACTAAGAAATGAATCTACTAAAACCTGAAAGTTTTGAGGATGTGTCCATAGACATGGACGCTCCTTCAACAATTGAGAGTCACAAGGGCGAGAAGGCTAAGGACTTCTTCTGCGACCATTGGGCGGACGGAAAGAAAGCCTTGTTGTTGGCGCACGACATGGTAAAGAACCCTATCGTTAAGTTAATTATTAAGTGCTGCATCTTCTTGGGTGACGGTATAAGCGAGAGGATTTGTACTGAAAATTAAACTATATTTGTAAAAAATTAAATCAAATGGAAAAAGTAACACAGGAAGAATTAAAAAAGATTCAGGACATGAACTCTGAATTTAATAAGGCTAAGATGGCCTTGGGAGACATCGAGCTTCAGAAGCAGGGTATCTTGGACAGCATCAATATGATGCGTGCTGAGTTCTCAAACCATGAGAGGACTCTCATTGAGAAGTACGGCAAGGATGCGGTTATTAATGTTCAGACGGGGGAGGTAACTAAAAAACAAAAATAAAATGACACCGGGCAAGTTCATTGGTATGCTATTTCAGTCTAGGGACATGATGCACATCGCTCATCTTCAGACCACATCATTTGCTGAACATAAGGCCTTGAATGGATACTATGACGGCATCTTGGACCTCACTGACAAGTTTAGTGAGGTTTACTTTGGTAGATTCAAAAGGGTTGAGATTGTTATCCCTGAGGCTAAGATTATGTCTTCGGCTGAGCATTTGAAAGAGATGCAGCAAACCATTGACTCCGAGAGAAACAATTATCCATCCGAGATTCAGAACATCATGGACGAGATGTTGGCATTGATTAACAAAACATTGTATTTATTAACATTAGTATAGTATGGCAAAGATTAGCACCTACCCATTTCCTGCAACTCCTTCGGCTAGTGACTATGTCATTGGCACGGACACAAATGATTCATCGGCTACCAAGAACTTTATGATATCTGATATCATAGCTCTTGCGGGCAGCACCTATGTTCCCTATACCGGAGCAACCCAAAATGTAGACTTGGGTAGTAATGCTTTATATACATACGGTATTGTTTTACAAGGGGGGACTATTGTAGATGGTAATGATAGCGAGGGAACAGCAGGTCAGGTACTGACTAGTCAGGGTCCGGGTAATATGCCTTTGTGGCAGGACATCCCTGAGAATGTATATGGATCATTTTATGATACAACCACTCAAACCTGTGGGCTAGATGATATAGAGGCGATGACATACGACACAACAGTGGTGTCTAATGGCGTTTCTATTGTTGCAAACAGTCAGATTACATTTGCATACAGTGGTGTATATAATATTCAGTTCTCTGCTCAGCTTTACAGGACAGCGGGTGGATCTTCAAAACAGGTAACCATTTGGCTTAGAAAGAATGGTGTTGATGTTGATTGGTCTGCAGGATACGTTACAATGCAGGCAAATGGAGACTTTTTAATTTCATCTTGGAATTATTTTGAAAGTGTTAATGCGGGAGACTATGTTGAAATAATGTGGAGTCAGAACGATGCAATAGAAATTGCTGCTGCTCCTCCTAACATCGGTATACCTTATCCTGCTACTCCGTCAGTTATTTTAACAGCTAGTAAGGTTTCTTAATGGACATCAGGAAGATATCTGTAGGCCCTGATTATAAGGGTGGAGCGATGCACTATGTGGTCGGTCAGAAGGTTCTTAGTGAATCTAATGAAATCCACCTTATAAAGTTAGATCCTGAGAAGATGTCTGTCAAGATATATGTGATAAACGACAAGCAGGAGGTTTGTCTTTGGAAGGAGTTCAACTCAAATATGCCAACTTCAATTGAATATAATATAAGTTTTTAGATGAAATCTCCATTCTATTTCATAGCATCGCCTGTGAATGGAAGAAGATACGACAACACAAGAAAGATTGGTGGGATAGATTTAATAGTGAGCACATCGGAGGAGGACCATAAGTTCTCTAACAGATATGCTAAAGTCGTTGAAACTCCATTAGGATACACGGGTCCGATAGCTCCGGGTGACACACTTCTTGTTCACCACAACGCCTTTAAGTTTTACAACGACATGAAGGGTAGGCAGAAGAGCGGTAAAAGTTTTTTTAGAGATGATATATTTTTTATTGAGAACGATCAATTCTTCTTATATAAGAAGGGTGATAAATGGTATTCGCACGATAGGTTTTGTTTTGTTAAACCTATTGCGGCAACTGAATCTTATATAAAGAAGCCATTTTCAGAGGAACCACTGATGGGTGTAATGATGTACCCTAACGATTACCTTATTTCAAAGGGGGTAAATAGTGGGGACACGGTTTGCTTTTCTCCTGACAGTGAGTATGAGTTCACTGTGGATGGAGAGAAGTTGTATAGGATGTACGACCATCAGATAACAATTAAATTAAATGACTAGTAAAGAAATCAAATTAAGAATTATATCAGCAGGTCACAGGGCTGTAGAGCAACTCATAAAGGTTGCCGAGGAAGAAATCATAAAGCCCGACCCGGAGGATGAGCTTGCTGCTGACAGGCTAAAGAATGCTGCCGCTACAAAGAAGTTGGCTATATTCGATGCCTTTGAGATATTGAGCAGGATAGAGTCCGAGAAAGAAAGTTTGGAGGCTATTGATAGGGGATCAACTAAGGTAGACACAAAACAAGGCTTTGCAGAAAGAAGATCAAAATAGTTTACTGTATAGGGTTGTAAAGGACCACATAGTACAGAGTGTTGTTGGAAACAAGAACAGGTCCAAGTCTTGGAGTTATGGCTACAACAAGCAGTATGATGTTGTTGTTATTTCAAAGACGGGTCAGATAGGTGACATCATAAATATATCAGGAGTAAACATTGCGCTACCTCCTACTCCAAGGGTTTGCTACAGCAGGAGTAATTCTAAGGTCGAGCAGTATTGGGAGAGAAGGGATTTGCCAAAGGAACTAGATAAGATTCAGTCTATCTTCCAATGGAACGAGAAGCCAACGGAGTTTAAGAGTAAGTGGGTTGATTATATCGAGCAGGAGTTTGATTACAGGGAGAATGGATTTTGGTTTTACAATAATGGTAAGCCCTGCTACATAACAGGGTCACACTATATGTACCTGCAATGGGCGAGTATAGATATAGGTTATCCTGATTTTCGGGAAGCCAACAGAATATATTGGTTGTTTTGGGAGGCGTGTAAGGCTGACGATAGATCCTTTGGTATGATATACCTAAAGATCAGGCGTTCGGGATTTTCGTTTATGTCTTCAACAGAGTGTGTAAACATTGGAACACTTGCTAAAAATGCAAGGGTTGGTATTCTATCAAAGACGGGTGCTGACGCTAAGAAGATGTTTACCGATAAGGTTGTTCCAATTAACAACAGGTTGCCATTCTTTTTCAAGCCTATTATGGATGGTATGGATAAGCCAAAGACTGAGCTAGCGTTCAGAGTTCCTGCCTCCAAGATTACAAAGAAGAATATGTATGACAATAGCGAGGATTACATAGAGGGGTTGGATACTACAATAGATTGGAAGAACACAGAAGAGAACAGTTACGATGGTGAGAAGTTAGCTTTCCTAGCCCATGACGAGAGCGGTAAGTGGATCAAGCCAAATAATATATTAAACAATTGGCGGGTAACCAAGACCTGTCTCAGGTTGGGTAGTAAGATAATTGGTAAGTGTATGATGGGTTCAACATCCAATGCGTTGAGCAAGGGTGGTGATAACTTCAAGAAGCTGTACGAGGATTCAAGTGTTGCCACAAGGAATGCAAACGGTCAGACCAAGAGTGGACTGTATGCGCTATTTATTCCAATGGAGTGGAACATGGAGGGGTTTATTGACAGGTACGGTATGCCCGTGTTCAGAAGACCTGAGCAGCCTGTCGTTGGCGTAGATGGCAACTACATTACCAATGGTGCCATAGACTATTGGGAGGCTGAGGTTGACTCATTAAAGAATGATGCTGACGCATTGAATGAGTTCTATCGTCAGTTTCCAAGAACTGAGAGCCATGCCTTTAGGGACGAGAGTAAGCAAGCTATATTTAATCTTACTAAAATTTATCAACAAATTGACTACAACGATTCAATGATAAAGGAGCACTATGTAACAAGGGGATCGTTTCATTGGAAGGATGGTATAAAGGATACCAAGGTTGTGTTCACTCCTGACAACAGGGGCAGGTTCTTGATTAGTTGGACACCGCCAAAGCATCTGCAAAATAATGTGCATGAGAGGGGAGGAATTAAGTATCCGGGTAACGAGCACATAGGATCGTTTGGCTGTGACTCGTATGATATATCCGCTGTTGTTGGAGGAAGAGGATCGAATGGTTCTCTGCATGGAATGACCAAGTTCCATATGGATGAGGCTCCTACGAATGAATTCTTTTTGGAATACATTGCAAGGCCTCAAACGGCTGAGATATTTTTTGAGGAGGTACTGATGGCTTGTGTATTCTACGGTATGCCGATACTCATAGAGAACAATAAGCCAAGGCTACTATATCATTTTAAGAACAGGGGATATAGGGCGTTCTGTATGAATAGGCCCGACAAGCAATACAATAAACTATCAAAGACAGAGAGGGAGTTGGGTGGCATACCTAATACTTCTGAGGATGTGAGGCAGGCTCATGCTGCGGCAATAGAGAGCTACATTGAGAAGTATATAGGATTGGACTTGGCGGCCACATATAGAGATCCTGAGCTTATGGGATCGATGCCGTTCACAAGAACATTGGAGGATTGGGCTAAGTTTGATATTAATGACAGGACTAGGTTCGATGCCTGTATCAGTTCAGGGCTAGCCATTATGGCCAACCAAAAGCACATTTATATGCCCGAAAAAAAAGAATCAAAAATAAGTATTACCTTTGCTAGGTATCGTAATGATGGTACATCAAGTCAATTGATTAAATGAAGGACGTATTAATAGACATTACATCTACAACATTTCCAAGTCAGACAGCGTCTGACGCAGAGAAAGCATCAGAGCAATATGGCCTACAGGTTGGTCAAGCTATTCAATACGAATGGTTTCGAAAGGATGGTACATCCTGTCGTTACTACAGCAGATGGAGAGACTTCCATAGGCTAAGATTATACGCAAGAGGAGAGCAGTCCATTCAGAAATATAAGAATGAGTTGGCTGTTGATGGAGACCTTTCTTATTTGAATTTAGATTGGACACCTGTTCCTATCCTTCCAAAGTTTGTTGACATTGTTGTTAACGGAATGTCTGATAGACTATTTAAGATTAAGGCATACGCTCAGGATGCCATGTCCCAAGCCAAGAGAAATAAATATCAGGACATGGTTGAGACTCAGATGGCGGGAAAAGAATTATTGTCTCAGATTCAGCAGCTAACAGGAGCCAATCCATTTGTTATCGAACCTGATAGGTTACCTGAGAACGATGAGGAGCTTTCTTTATTTATGCAGCTTAACTATAAGCCTGCTATTGAGATTGCTGAGGAGACTGCTATCAATACAATATTTGACGAGAACCATTATCAGGATATAAGAAAGAGATTAGATTATGACATCACAACCATAGGGATTGGTATTGCAAAGCATGAGTTCCTGATGGGTGAGGGTGTTAGAATATCATATGTTGATCCGGCTAATGTGGTTTACAGCTACACTGAGGATCCGTACTTTAAGGATTGTTTCTATTGGGGCGAGATTAAGACACTGCCATTAACAGAGTTATTGAAGATTGATCCTAACCTTACTAAAGAGGATTTGGATGAGATATCTAAATACAGTCAGGGTTGGTATGATTATTATAATGTCGCAAGATTTTATGAGAACAGCGTGTTCTTTAGGGACACCTGCACTCTAATGTATTTTAATTATAAGACCACAAAGAAGATGGTCTATAAAAAGAAAATACTAGAGAGTGGTGGAACACGGGTTATAGAGAAGGACGACACATTTAATCCTCCTGCCGAGATGATGGAGGAGGGTAACTTTGAGAAGATGGAGAAGACCATTGATGTTTGGTACGAGGGCATCATGGTTATGGGAACAAATATATTACTTAAGTGGGAACTCGCTGAGAACATGGTGAGACCAAAGTCATCATCTCAGCACGCAGTATCTAACTATGTGGCTTGCGCTCCAAGGATGTACAAGGGTGTGATCGAGTCATTGGTTAGGAGGATGATACCATTCGCTGACCTTATTCAGATTACACATTTGAAATTGCAGCAGATTATTGCTAGGGTAGTACCCGATGGCGTATTCATTGATGCAGATGGTTTAAATGAGGTTGACTTGGGTACAGGTGCAGCCTACAATCCGGAGGACGCCCTTCGTTTATATTTCCAAACGGGTAGCGTTATCGGTAGGAGCTACACTCAGGATGGTGAGTTTAATAACGCAAGGGTTCCTATTCAGCAGCTTACATCCAACTCAGGTGCTTCAAAGACACAGATGTTGATTGCTAACTACAATCACTACTTGGACATGATCCGGGCTGTGACAGGACTTAATGAGGCAAGGGACGGTTCAACTCCTGATCCAAACTCGTTAGTTGGATTACAGAAGCTAGCCGCATTGAATTCAAATACTGCAACAAGGCACATACTTGAGGCGGGTCTTTTTATATACAGGACACTATCTGAGGCTGTCACATACAGGATAGCTGACATATTAGAGTACGCTGACTTTAAGGATGACTTTGCCAATAGAATTGGAAAATATAATGTATCTATATTGGATGAGATATCTGATCTTTATATTTACGACTTTGGAATATTTATAGAGGTTGCCCCTGATGAAGAGCAGAAGGCTCAGCTTGAGGCTAACATACAGATGGCGTTGTCTAAGGGAGACATTAACTTGGAGGACGCTATTGATATTAGGGAACTAAGAAACCTTAAGTTGGCTAATCAGCTACTTAAATTAAAGCGTGTTAAAAAGCAGGACCGTGAGGAGAAGATGGAGATGCAGAAGCAGGCCATGGTTTCTCAACAGAATATGCAGTCACAACAGTTTGCAGCTCAGGCAGCAATGCAGAAGATGCAGATGGAGACAGAGTCAAAGATTCGTATCAAGCAGGCTGAGGTAGCATTTGATATGGAGAAGATGAAGGCTGAGGCTGAACTCAAATCTAGACTTATGGCTGAAGAGTTTAGCTATACATTAAAGGTTAATCAGCTATCTACAATGAGTTTGTCTGAGAGAGAGAAACAAAGAGAGGACGCTAAATCAAAAAGAATCAGTCAACAGAACAGTGAGCAATCAAAGCTCATAGATCAAAGAAAGAATAATCTACCTCCTGTAGATTTTGAATCCAACGAGGACAGCTTGGATGGCTTTGATTTGGCTGAGTTTTCTCCACGATAAATCGTATTAAAAAAAATCATAACTTTGTTGAAAATTAAATTAAATGGAAATTAAAGTAAGAGCATTGGACAGCGTTGAACCAAAGAGTGTTCAAGAAGTCGAAAAGGAACTTTTAGAAAAGCACGAACAGGAAGTTAATGGCGAGACCAAAACTCCCGACAGTGTTGAGAATAATACGGTTGTCACAGAAAATGAGACGCCTGAGTTAAAAGAAGAGGACGTTCTTTCATATATTGGTAAGAGATATAATAAGCAAATCAATTCATTTGATGAGCTTATGACAGAGCGTAGTCAGGAACAATTACCTGAAGACGTGTCTGCTTTCTTAAAATACAAGAAGGAAACCGGAAGGGGATTTGAGGACTTCCTAAAACTTAAAAAGGATTATGACTCAATGGACTCTGACGAAATTCTTAAAGAATATCTTTCCGCAACCCAAGAGGGGCTTGACGAGGAGGATATTAACTCATTGATGGATGACTATCGTTATGATGAGGACCTAGACGATGAGTCTAAAATTAAAAGAGTTAAGATAGCAAAAAAGAAAGCTGTTGCAGAAGCCAAGAAATTCTTCAGTTCGCAGAAGGAAAAATATAAACTGCCACTTGAGTCAAGTACGGCAGGCATTTCTGAAAGCGAAAGAAAGGAGATCGAGGAATATAAGCAATATATAGCCAAGGCTAAAACTTTGGAAGAGGAAGGAACCCGTAAGCGTCAGTGGTTCGATAAGAAGACTGACGAGGTCTTTGGTAAGGAATTCAAAGGTTTTGAGTTCGGTATCAACGATAAAAAAATTACATTCAATCCCGGAGATGCGGCTGAATTGAAAAAGGCTCAATCGACTCCTGCAAACTTTATCAATAAGTTTTTGGATGAGAACGGTCTTATTAAGGACGCTGTTGGATACCATAAGTCTTTGGCAGTGGCAATGAATCCTGAGAAGTTTGCTAAGTTCTTTTATGAACAAGGACTTGCAGATGCAACCGACAATGTTATGCGTAAGACGAAAAATATTAATATGTCTGAGCGTAGAGCACCGGAGGTTACTAAGACTCAGGATGGCCTACAGGTGAGAGCGGTCAACCCTGATTCCGGAAGGAATCTAAAGATCCGTAGTGCAAAAAAATTATAAAAAATAAAAACAAAAAATTATGCCAAGTGCTTTATTAAATTCGCCCACGTTTGCGTTGCAACCTGCGGCTGAACAAGTTGCGTTACAAACCAACTACATCACAAACTTCAACTTCTTGAATCAGTATCTTCCTGATACTTATGAGAAAGAATTTGAGCGTTACGGAAACC